ATGATGAGCTATGCGATGACTTTGATTGCGGCAGGAAAGGAAATTATCATCCCGGTCCTGCCGTCAAAGTTGAAAGTGGCGTCCTCAGGGGACAACGAAACCGATACCGTCCTGGGTCTGGGGGAGATCCTGATCCTGCGGCAGAAGAGGCTGCGGACCGTATCCTGGGACAGCTTTTTCCCGGCTCACAGCGCCCCATATGCCCCTAGGACCATAACGCCCCCGCTGGAGCTTGTCCGGGCTATCCAGGCGGCACGGGATGCGCTGCAGCCGGTGCGACTACTGATTACCGGCACAGACCTGGACATCAACGTCCGGATGGGCATCGAATCTTTTGACTACGAAGAGCGGTCCGGGGAGCTGGGAGATCTGTACTACTCCGTCAAACTGTCTGAGTGGAAGGACTATTCCCCCCGCCGGATTGTGCTGCAGGAGAAGAAGCCGGTTGCGAAAGAGCAAAGCCGCACAGGGCAGCCGGGGGGAGCACCCAAAACGTATACCGTAGTCAGTGGAGACTGCCTGTGGAACATCGCAAAACGATTTTATGGGAAGGGCGGAGACTGGCCCAAAATCTACGACGCAAACAAGGCAATCATCGGGGGCAATCCCAATCTGATCTACCCAGGGCAGGTGTTTACGATTCCATGAGTATATCAATTTTATACCAAAATAACCGCACCGGCGATGCATTTGATATCACGTCCCTGTGCACCGGCGCCAAATGGGCCACGAAGAGGATAGGAACACCGGCCTCTCTGGAGCTTACCACCTTTGCCAACAGCGATGTTGCGTGGACCCATGGCGGAATCCTGGCCCTGAAGGATGACAAAAACGGCCTGTTTTACGGCTATGTGGTCAAGGTCAGTCAAAACGAAAAGGACCAGGTCACCGTGACCGCCTACGATCAAACCTGGTACCTGAAGAAGAACAAGGAGACCTATGTATTTGCCAACAAGCGGGCGGATGAGATCTTAACGCAGATTGCAGCAGATTTTGACCTGGTCTGCGGCGCTATGGAAAATACCGGTTACGTCATCCCGTCTATGGTGGAAGACGGACAGACCTTGTTTGACATTGCTCTGACGGCCCTGGACCATACCCTGGTCCATACCGGCAAGATGTATGTCCTGTGGGATGACTTTGGGTCCCTGCGGATTACCGACGTGGCAAAATCCAAGCTGGACCTGTTCGTCGGTGACCGGAGCATAGCCACCGGCTACACCTACGAATCCGAGATTGATTCCGAGACCTATAACAAGATCAAGCTGGTTCGGGACAATAAAACGACCGGGAAGCGGGATGTTTACATCTTCCAGGATTCCAACAACATGACCTTCTGGGGCGTGCTGCAGGACTATGAGACTGTGCAGGAGGGCATGAATGAGGCACAGATCAAGGAGCGTGGCGGCCAAATGCTGGAGCTGTACAACCGCCCCAAGAGGTCTTTCGAGGTTAAGGCTCTGCTGGATTTATCCGTCCGGGCTGGCCGTGCGTTATATATTGGCATTGAGAGAGCCGGCGTGAACGCCTGCTACATTGTGGAGGAGCACAGCGCCGATCTGCTCAAAGAAACCATGACACTGAAGCTGAAGGTGGTGTGATATGTCCATTTTAGACACGATGAAGAAGATTGCGGAGCAGTCGCAAAACGCGACAGTTCCGGCAGCCTTTTTGTTTGGCCAGGTAACGGCCGCTTCCCCTCTTGTCGTCCGGGTGGACAACAGATTTGATCTGTCCGCCAGCGCCCTTGTGACGCTTAAGGAAAAGGACGGAGATCCGCTGGCCGTCGGCGACAAGCTGGCGTTGCTGCGGAATCATGGCGGCCAGTCGTTTTTGATTTTGGGAAGGGTGTGATATTTATGGCGTTGATTCCTGGGCAGAGCGCCGGGACGCTTAGCCTTACCGTGGATATCACACCTGCCGCCAGCCAGACAACCAGGACCTATAAAATGGACCTGGAGACGGGCCGTGTCACTGGCTACGTGGATGGGACAGAGGCAATGCGCCAAGCGATCCTGAAAATCCTGTTGACAGAACGGTTTGCCTATCTGATCTACTCCTGGGATTATGGGATAGAGCTGAACGGAACCTTCGGTCGGAGCGCACAGACGCTGGCCAGCGAAGCAAGGCGCATTGTGCAGGAGGCATTGCTGGCAGACAGCCGGATTACTGGAATCACGGATTTCAGTGTCAGTCGGCCAGACAAGCGTACCATATCCATCCAATTCACAGCAGAAACAATTTTCGGGGAAATCCCGGTAGAAAGGACGGTGACGAGAAATGTATGAGGAAATGAGCTTCGAGGCCATCATGGAACGCTGCTTGGGTCGTGTGGCAACCTCTGTGGACAAGCGGGAAGGATCCATCATCTACGACGCTATTGCGCCGGCGGCTGCCGAGCTGGCCATCATGTACATCGAGCTGGCCTACTTGATGGACCGGGCATTCCCGGACACGGCCACCGGTGAAGACCTGACAAAGAAGTGTCGGGAACGGGGTGTACTGCGAGCAGCCGCAACCTACGCTGTCCGGAAGGGATATTTCGAAACGGCAAATGGGACGGGCTGCAATGTGGCGCTGGGGACCAGGTTTTCCGGCGGGGATATCAACTTTGCCGTCACCGCCGAAATTGCGCCTGGGCAATATCAGCTGACCGCAGAGACTGCCGGGGCGGTTGGAAACGAGTACATCGGAACCTTGTATCCGATTGACTACGTGCCTGATTTGGCGGCTGCCCGGCTGGAAGATATCCTGATCCCCGGAGAAAATGAAGAAAGCGATGATGCCCTCCGGGCCCGCTATTTTGAATCCCTGGAATTCCAGGCTTTTGGCGGGAATATCGCCGACTACAAAAATAAGGTGGAGCTGCTTCCGGGCGTAGGAGCTGCAAAGGTAATTCCTGCCTGGAACGGCGGCGGGACCGTGAAAGTACTTATCATCAGCAGCGAATGGGGCGCACCTTCGGCGGATCTGGTCCAACGTGTCCAGGAGGCGATTGATCCCGCTGGAACGCAAGGGTCCGGTTTGGGGCTTGCCCCCATTGGCCACACCGTCACGGTAGAGGGTGTGGCCAGCAGCACGATCAACGTTTCCTTCAGCCTGGCCTTTGGCTCTGGCGGCACATGGTCTGGGGTTCAGGCAGCGGTGAAAACGGCAGTTCAAAGTTATTTTGCCGAATTGTCCCGCGCCTGGGCCGATACCGACACGCTGGTTATCCGCGTCAGTCAGATTGAAACTAGGATCCTGGGCGTCCCCGGGGTGATTGACATCACAAACACCAAAATCAACGGAAGCGCTACGAATTTATCCCTGGAATCCAACAAAATCCCTGTCCTGGGGGTGATCACGAATGGAACTTAGGGAATACTGGCCGCGATATCTGCAAGGACTTTTGGAGTTCGGCCAGATAGCGGATGCAGAGCAGCCCGAATTTGACCGGGCGCTACAGGCTGTGCAAGCTGCACCAGACGACTTTTTCTTCGAAACCTTATCCGAATATGGGTGCAGACGGTGGGAGACTATTTTAGGGATTTCTGCGGCCGAGAGCAACCCCATAGAGGAACGCCGGGTGCGAATCTGTGCCGCGTGGGACACGGAACTGCCGTATACCTACCGCTGGTTGGCAAAGTGGCTTGCATCCATCTGTGGAAATGACAATCCCTTGCCGACTATCAGCGGGTATACACTCAGGCTGAGCTTGCCTGTGTCGGTTGATTACCCGTGGATTTTGGACGATCTGCGGCGGCGCATCCCGGCCAACCTGGTGATTGCGCCCACAATCCTGCTTACCCAAGCAGCATCTAAGCTGTTTGTCGGGTCCGCCGTCCGGCTATCCGTCAAGCAGTCCATGACTGTATTTGCAGATGGAGGCGACGGGATGACAGCCTTTACGGACGAATCCGGCGCAATACTTACGGATGAGCGCGGCAAAATCTTGTATGTGGAGGAAACACTATGACGCCAAATTTGACAAGCAAAGGGCATGTACTACTGCTGCGGGCGCTGGATGGGGAGGCCTTAAAATTTACCCGGATCCAGCTGGGCAACGGCGCGGCCCAAAACGCCAAAAGCGCCACGGCCCTATCCAATCCGCTGGTCACATTGCCGCTGACGAAGATGGTGACCGGGAGCCAGTACATCACGCTGACCAGCTCTTTTTCCAATAATGAGATTACGGCTGGCTTCCGGATCACGGAGGCCGGCATCTGGGCAGAGGATCCGGACAACGCCGGGAGCGAAATCCTATATGCCCTTGGCAACGAGCCGGAGGGTACGGCGGACTATGTGCCGAGCAAGGATAATCGCATATTGGAGTTGGAGTACAGCGTCATGATCTTCGTGGGCGAGGCCCAGAATGTGACCGCCGAAATCAGCGAATCCCTAGCCTATGCCAGTGCCGCCGAGCTGAAAGCTCACATCGACAACAAACAAAATCCCCATGGGGTAACCGCCGAACAAGTTGGGCTGGGCAATGTGCCCAACGTAGGGACCGATGATCAAACTCCCACCTACGCCATCCCCGGCAGCCTGGCGGCGTTGGTTTCCGGGGAGAAACTGGGAACGGCCATGGGTAAGATAGCACGGGCAGTGCTGAATCTGATTGACCACCTAAAGGACAGTACGGCCCATATTACCGCATCGGAGCGCAGCAAATGGAACAACAAGGCAGCCGGATCCCATACCCACGGCGCTGCAGACATCAACAGCGGCATCCTGGGTGTGACGCGCGGTGGCACGGGAAAAAGCGGCTGGACGGTTAACCGGCTGATGTACCCAACATCGGAGACCAACATTGGCCAAATGGCAGCTCCATCCCAGGACGAGATGTACCTGTGCCAGAACCAAACTGGGGCACCCTTTTGGAAGAAAATTGTGCACCCAACCATCCCGCCAACATCCGAGGCAGGAACTTACGTTGGCGGCGGAAAAACCGGCAGTAACGCCAAAAACACCATCACATTCCAGGGCGGGGCACCCAAAATGATCTATATCAAGCAGCGGGGCACGGGCGCCTGGGGGCTGTTACTCTTTACTGGCTCCGGTGGGGATGGTTTTTCGGTGGTTAACGGCGTCACTTGCAATTTGACAGCGACTGCGTCCGGTAATACCGCGTCTTGGTATTACAACTCGACCGAATCCCACCCGGCCAATCAGCTGGACATCAATATGCAGACTTACTACTATGTGGGGGTGTTTTAGCCATGGACTATCAGAGGATTACGGATGTCCCTGCCGTTTCAAACTTGTCTGGCAATGACAGCATCTACATCCGGCAAGGGGATACATTCCGGCGTGTGTCGATCCCTGATTTTTTGCAGGCGTTGGGCATCCAGGACGGCAATGATGGCGTATCCCCAACTGTGACAATTACGACAATCCCTGGCGGCCACCGGCTGACCATCACGGACGCCGATGGGCCCAAAAGCTTTGACGTGATGGATGGCGGCACCAGCGACTTTATCACTTTTGGGGGTAGCTGCAGCACAGCCGCCAACGTGCAGGCAAAGGTAGTGCAAAGCGGCACAACAGGCATTGGGCCTGGCGCTACCCTATACGCCAATTTTGCATATGCCAACACTGCTGCAAATCCTACCCTATCAGCCGGGGGTATCACTGCATCCGTTGTGGGACCGAATTTGCAGCCCATTGAGGCGGCGGTGCTGACTGCCGGGCTGCACCAGTTGCACCTGTTGGCTTACCTCGATGCAACTGGCAGCGCCACGACAGTGTGGGTGTTGCTGGATAAGGCTGGACGGGATGGCCAGGACGGAGCACCGGGGGCAGATGGGCTAGGACTGCCGGCCCCAGGCGAGGATGATAATGGCAAAGTGCCTGTGGTTAGGGGTGGGGAATACACCCTGGAAACACCAGCATCGCCAGTTAGCGGGGTAATCGCAGATGGCTACTGTGGCACGGCTGCAAATGCGGAAATCAAGGTCGAACAAGGCTATATCAATCAGGAAATCGTCAATGGGACCGTTGTGATCATCTGCTTTGCGAACGCCAATACGCATGTGGCACCGAAACTAAAGGTTAACGGCGTCCAGGGGCCGATCATTGGATCCGATGCAACTACAGGCAGTGCCGGCCCGCTGACCAAAGGCCTGCATATATTTGTGTGGCTTGCACGATACAGCGGTTGGTGGATGCTGGACGGAGCATCTACTGCTTTAATGGCCGCAGTGGAGGAGGGGCTGGCATAATGGGTGTGCGAAAAGATGGCCTAACGCAATACATCCAGCAGCTGGAGGCGCTGAAAGCCGGTATACCGGCAATTATGAGCAAAATTGCTGCTGGCGAAGGCGACTACGCAGTAAAGCAGGCCAGATTGATCTGCAAGAATGATCACGTTGTCAGCACCGGCGCATACCGCCGGAACTGGCAGAGCGACAAGGCTGCAAAGCGCAGCGGGCACCGCTACATCGTCCGATTTTACAATCCGCTGGACTATGCCAGCCACCTGGAGTATGGATTCCGGAGCCACTTTGTGCCGGGCCACTGGGAGGGCAAAACTTTTGTCTACAGCCGCAACGATCCCAAAGGTGGCATGTACGTTGGCCCGAAGGGCGGATATGTGCGGGGCAAATTTGTAATGCGACGGGCTATAAAACGCACAAAAGATACCCAGAAAGTACGGATTGAGCGGAAAATCATGCAGGAAATCAAGAAAAGGCTGGAAGGGAGGTAAGCAGATGCCGAATATTGCAATCAATATCCAAGGTCAAGCCCTGACCGCCATGCCGGACAAGCCATTGGTATCCCGATCTGTGGGTGAGGTAACTTGTACTGTGACGCTTGATGATAGCTGGGCAGGCTACACCGTCACACTGGTATTTGCTGCCGACAAGGTACAAAAGTCTGCCTTGGTGCCCAGTAACGGCGTGCTTACAGTGCCCTGGGAAGTGCTGGACCGCCCAGGATGCCTGCGGATATCTGCAGTAGGCCATGCGCCAGGCAAGCGCCGGCCTACCGCCATCATGCAACAGCCGCTGGTGATTGCGGCAAACGGGCGAATCGAGGGTACCCCACCCCAGGAGTATACCCCTGCCCTGTGGGAGCAGATGATGGCCCGGCTGGAGGAGACCTCGGGCACCGCTGGAAAGAGCCTCCGGCTAATCTATCGCGGCAAGCTCCTGAGGCCGGTGTCTGCAATTAGCATATCGCATGGTGCCGACGGTAATCCAATTGCGCTCAGGGAGCTGTATACCCAGGCCTATATCCCCGGCAATCCAGATCTTTCACCAACCAGGCTTACATCGATCGGCGTAGTCGTTGCGCTGATAATGCCAGATGGGTCAACGTTAGTACGTAATGGCTGTAGCTTTGGACGGGCGCATCCGGATGGGTTTGTATTTTCAAGAGAGAAAATGAATTTTCTCACTGGTGAGTGCACATCATCCTCTGTGCATGTCAGCGATGCACTTATGTCATTGCCATATAGCATGAATACCTCCCATTATTATGGGCAGGTGGAGCTGGATGCCCTGAAAGATATTGATGCATTTGCGTATACGTGTGTCGATAGCGGCGGGCAGATAAGCAGAATAACCATATCTGCAGGCTTCAGGAATGAATCTGTAGAAGGAACGGAGATTTTGATAAGGGGTAAATAATTATGAAGATTTTTGACAACGGTGAATACCGGAAAGCTACTCCAGATAAAATCGCCGAATTGGAGGCGATAGCAGCCGCCGTACCCCCGCCGGAGCCCACCGACGCCGAAAAAATAGCCGCCCTGCTGGCGGCCCTTGAAGGAGGACTGCAAAATGCCTGATATCTACAAAGCCCTTGAGGCTATCGCCCGGCGCGCGGCCAAAGATGCCCGCATAGCAGCCCCCACCGCCTCGGCAGATGATGTGATTGCCGATATGGCGTTACTGCTGCCCTGGGAGCCTGACAATTACACGGTGGGCGATGTACGTGTGCACGGCGGCCAGCCTTGGCGCTGCTGCCAGGCGCACGATGGGACCGACCAGGGGGATACCTGGGCACCGGGTGTGGCCCACAGTTTGTGGGCCCCGTATCACGCCACGTCGGCCAAGTGGGCACTGCCTTATGTTGCGCCCACCGGTGCGCACGATGCCTATCAGGCGGACGAGTATATGCGTTGGACGAACGGCGGCTTGTACCTCTGCAAACAGGACAATACTGTCTGGTCTCCGGCGGAGCTGCCGGAGGCGTGGGAGCTGGCGGAGGCTGCCATATGAGCCCCGTCATGTATCCGGCTCTGCTGGCTGCCGGGGGCGGCAAATAACACACATTTTGGCAAGAAACATACCATAAGAGGACTACAACATGGATGTAAAAACCTTGACCTGTACCGTGATTGGTACCGTTGGCGGCGCTATCGCATCTATCTTCGGCGGCTGGGACGCCGCCATGACTACCCTGATTATCTTCATGTGCATCGACTACCTTTCTGGCCTGATTGTGGCAGGCGTATTCCACACCAGCCGAAAGACGGATTCTGGGACGCTGGAAAGCCGCGCCGGATGGAAGGGCCTATGCCGCAAGGGCATGATCTTGCTGATTGTGCTGATTGCCTACCGGCTGGATCTTGCGATCGGTACCAGCTACATCCGGGATGCGGTGATCATCGGCTTTATTGCCAACGAGTTGATCAGCATCGTAGAAAATGCCGGCCTTATGGGCGTGCCTATGCCTGGCGTGATTACCAAAGCCATTGACGTACTGACTAAGAAGGCGGAAAAGGAGGAATAA